AACAACAAGCATTATAATGATGCCACGCACAGCAGTATCAAACATGTCTTTGGCATCTTCGCCGTAGACTAGTTCCGCAATGTATTTGAGAGGACCAACCTCTACTTCTATCGCAAGTTTCTCTTGCGTGAGCGGAGTGAGTTCTTCTTGGTATTGTTCGATTCTATCATACGCAGCGTTGATGTTTTCGTTGAGAGCAGACCTTTCTTCGGACTGACCCTTCCTCGTTGCGAGTGCACCGGACTCCCCCCTAATACGATCTGCGTCAAGGAGGACTTGGACCGTTTGGTCGAGTTGACTAAGCACCTTTTCTGCGTCCGTAATAGTACGTTGCTGATTACCAATCTGTCGTTCCAAGTTAGTGATTCTGAGTTCATTTGTCCCACCTGTTGATATAGAATGTTCAAGATGTGCTTTAGATAAGAATCCAAATATACCCATGCTTGTAATAAACATGAGTACCAGGATTGATGTGATAAAATATGTTTTAACTAAAAATGTAACTCGATCCCACTCATGATGTAACCATGCTGCTGATACAAGTTTACCAACCTCCAAAATACCAGCCATGACAACGACCGATAAAAAGGCTCCAGAAAAAATGGCAGCCAAACCCACAATTGAGAAGTAGGCTGCTACCGATGCGATTGCGATTGACGTTGTGAGTGTTAAGTACTTCAAATGAAGATCCTTTAAGTCTTAACGCCCCATCCGAGATATTTCGGTTGCTTGTTCTTTATTAATAATGGGTACAGCATTGGATTTGTGCATAGTGCTGATTCCCTTCACTAAAGTACCCGTATATTTTTGGGGTTCTTTTCTGGGCGTTGGGTTTGTTCCTCGTTGGTTTGAAGACGCATCATGTCTTTTCTGCGTAGGGCTTGCCGATGGGTAGTTTGGCGTTGGGCGCGTATACGGCTTGTGTTGCGTCTCATAGGGTCTAAATTCCTTTTTGATTTTTACATTTCCGTAGACATAATCTATATATTCAGCGAAGGTTCTTTGATCACCGTGCATATGATTCTGGCGTAGGTGTTTATTGTCCTTAAGCCACTCCTTTTCGAGTTGGTTAAGCTTGACCTTGGTGATTTTAGGTTTGGGCTTTTTCGTGTTCAGTGACGAATAACCCTTCAATAAATGCATTGTCATAATAAAATACCTAAAACATTGAAATCCTTTTTTCTAAAATTTCGATCTCGGCATCCTTACGGGCCTGCCACTTCTCTTGTGTACGGGCAACACCTTTTGCGTTGACCTTTTCAAAGAACTTAGACTCTTTAAGGCGAGCCAATGCACCTTCACGGCGCGTACGATCTGTAAATCTACCTCTCATAACTTCTCCTTATTAAAGTGAGTGATACGGGATCCATATTACCATTTTTCGGGGGTAAAGGCAGGTTCACCACCGTATCACTCGTCCCCTGTAGTTATACCTTGATTTCATCCTTTGTTAAGGTGTCTCTGATCTCAATAATCGTATTTTTCAATATGTCATGATGTACACGATCTTCGTCTATGATAATGATTCTATCACTAACAGGATTGTTGAAAGCGGCTAGCATACTACCGACAACCTCGTAGACTACATCTTTCTTTTTCCAGTGGTGATAAGTTACATGAACCATATTGGTACCTTGAATTAAGGAGAGAGCCGAGTCTTATATGGCCGTTTTCGGGGTATATGGCAGGCTCACCACCCGGCATCTCTCGCCCCCTTGTTCGCAAATTAGAATGTAATTATAACATGACTAGTTGGAATTGTCAACAACTAAATGAACTCTGTTTCAACTCCTGCCTCGACAAATAGATTGAGTGATTTGGAGTACGCAGCTACCCATTTCTCTGGTATCTCTCCAGCAGTTGCCATCACAACTCTTTTGATACCAACCTGAATAATACCTCTCGCACAATCATTACAGACAGGTAGACCCCAAACATATATCGTGGAATCTTTCAATGAAGTTCCGTTATATGTGGCATTATATATTGCATTCATTTCCGCATGAATGACATGATCGTACTTAGTTGGCTTATCAGCGTATCGTTCGGGTGAATCCTCAATACCTTTAGGAAACCCGTTGTAACCAGTAGCGAGGATTCTGCGATCGTCATCTACGATTACTGCCCCAATCTTCATGCTGGGGTCCTTAGACCAGGTAGAAATCTCTCGGGCTAGGCTTACAAATCTCTTGTCCCACTTAGTAGACATAATCTTTTTTACCCTTAATTTGCCACTTCTCAGTCACTGGTTTGCCGCATTCATCTTCATCAACGACAATGTAAGCCACAGTCTTTTTGACCAGACCATATCTCCAACCAGACATACCACAGACGCCCTTACCACCGACCCAGATCTTGTGGGGGTAACCATTGAATTCCGTCTCTTCGTTTTTAGAGAATTCAAAGTAATTACCAGCACTTTTCTCAGTGAAAACACCGATTGGGTCCTTGGTGTAAGTGAAATAAGCCATATTAGGAAACCTTTAAGAAACAGTGAGCTGCATTAGAAAAGAAAGAACCGACCTCATCAAAACCGTACAATACACAACCATCTAAGGGGTCAGTACCCTTGGGGTATTCGACCAGATCAAATCCAGCAGGAATGGAACCACTGAAGGTGTTCATGTTGATTTCAATAATTTCTGTATTCATAATTTAATTCCTTATCTCAATTTATGTGTCTATTATAGGCTACTTTGCGCCTGCTGTCAACACTTTTTTGAAAAAAAATCAAATTTTTTTAGAACATTTTGGAATAAGGACCGAACTTATATGATTTCTGGGTTATAAGGCAAAAAGAACTCGTGGAGTTCCTCGTCTTCTAACAGCAGATCTGGCAAATTCTCTATTGGGTAACTCTTCAGAAACTGGTTAGTATTACCGTTTAGGGCTGGTTTTCCTGCCTGNGGTGTCATTTCCTCTAGCCAGTCTTGGTACTCTTTGTCTTGGAATCCACCCTCGTAACCCATTTCTTTGAAGTTATCGTGAGCATGAGCAAATGACGTAGCCTTTGCCTTTCGAGTATTCTTGTTACCCATCCATGCAAAATGCCAACCCATTTCGGGGATACCTTTACCATGTGATCGGGGCCATACGGTCTTAAGGTTTACATTGCCACATCGAATATTACTTACGCTTGACTTGGAAAGTTGAGCCTTGGTCGCAAAGAATGTAGAACGATCCCAAGGAAACCAAGCACCTTTCTCACCCCGGCTGATATCCCATACTCTCAGATCAGCCCTACCCTGTAAAAAGACCATTGGTATTTTGACTACAATATTATTTCTTGCTGCTTGATTGATTGTGTTCGCGACCCATTTGATATGGATTGGATTGATGATTTCGTCGGCATCACCATAAATGAACACATCGTCGTCATTGAACATGTGCAAGGCCTGCAGCACACCATCTTTCTGAAGCCTTTCACGAATCCGAGCTCTGACCGAATCGGGATTTGATGCATTCACACCTGCATTTTTGATATCAACTTCCAATGGCTCAAGCCACTCTGAATCATTAATATGCTGTGGTATGTAGATGATTTTGTCCATTGGAAGCTTCAGCTCATTTGCGATTTCTTCAAATCTAAATGGTACTGGTTTTCCGCTGTGTGTCTTATTAGACTCTACAATAACAAATTTATCAACGATGTCCTTGTAGAGATTTACTCTCAGCTTTAAGAGTTCTTTGCCGGTTGGAGCGAAGAATGGAAATGAATCAATTATTTGCATCGTTCGAGTACTGTCAGACCATTGTTATTTGTGAAATGACTTTTGAATCTCCAGTGAGGATTTTCAATCATAAAATCAATAATTGCTGGAAGTAGACCTTCACCTGCAATTGGCTTCTTTGGATACTCACCACTCATTCTTTCATCACGAGTACCAAATGTCTGCGTATCATGGAATGCAAGATATTTCTGAGCTTTATTACCATGAAGCCTAAGCTCTTGTCGAAGCTGACCGTTCGTGTGTAGAGTGTCAATGAATAATAAATCGACCTCGGGTATTTCAAGCTTAAGTACATCAGCCTCGATATACGAGACATCCCTACCATAGGTCTCTGACAAGAGCTTAAACATTTCAACAAGTCTTTGATTTAATACGATATCATAGCATGTTAATTTAGCCTCAGTATTCATAAAGGCTCGTGTACTCATGCCTGACCGAACACCCATCTCAATAATCGTATCACACTCCCGACCCAGTTCGAGTAGGGTGGGGATATGTTCATTAATATCCGTTGGTGCATTTCGAGCAAAATTCAAAGCATTTTCTAAGAATGCATCAAGACTCATGGTTAATCTCCGTGTTTATTCTTTGTCTCTTTCTAAGATTTATTAGTTCTTTTACCTGCTTATCATCCTTCTGATCTGCCGAGGGCAGGAAGTTTGCCTTGAGGTTTACCGATGGGGTATTATCGTTAACCATATAGTACATGGCCAAACTATACCTGTCATTTTGACTCACGTTAGCTAACCCGTGATAGCTTTTTTCAGAGTTTTCAAATATCATGCAAGTATTATACTCTGGGTTTACTACCTTGTCAGGTTCTTCACATGCATGGGCACGGTCTTTATCCCACAGCCCTAGTTGACCCCCATCGGTCATTTGCCAATCTTTGTTAAGATAGACCAGTACACTGATTTTACGCCTGTATTTTAACTTGGGGTGGTGACTATAATCAATGTGTGGATTCAATTTACCACCCGGTGGGTAATAATGCAGCCCACCACCATGTAGTCCCACATCGGGTTCTAACCCAGGTATCTCTAAGGTTTCAATCAGATAATCCGTGAATACTCTACTCGATAGGTACGTAAAAGCCTGATATAGCTTACTATCAAATTTATCCCATATGTTCATAGTCTTTTTGTACTCTATGGGATTATTGTAATAGCCGTTCCACTTGTGAGAATTCGGCGCAGGCAATTCATCGTGCAATTCCTGGCAGAAGTCAGAATCCCAAAAATTTTCCAAACATGCATGTGGAAAGGGATCTGCCTGCCAGAAATTACTCAGACTTGACCTGTGCTTTTGGAGGTCGATCATACCTCAAGCCATCTCGTATTCTCAAGTGTCCACTGTACGACTTCTTTAATACGATCTTCAACAGGTTGTGGTTCCCAACCCATTTGTTTCATTCTCTCACCACTCAGTGCGTAGCGAAGATCATGTCCAGGTCGACTGCTGTGGAAGTCCATAAACTGGTAGTTCAATTCTTTGCCTTGTGCATCAGCAATCATTTGTGCAAGCTCGAGGTTATTCAGCTCGGTAGCACCGCAGATGTTGAACTTCGGACACTTAATGCCATTATTCTCTTCTGCGTTGAGTGTATGCTCATTCTGAAGCAAGAAAAGAGTAGCATCAGCCACGTCTTCAGCATGAATATAATGTCGTGATCCTGGTATTGTCTTTGTCTCGTCAGAGTGAATCGTGATCATGTCACCATCTCTGGCTCGACGAATACACAATGGAATGAACTTTTCTGGGTGTTGACGTTGACCAAATACGTTCATTGTATGCGTAATGTAGATTGGCATATTATAGGTATTTTGATATGCAACTGCAAGTTCTTCACCACCAGCCTTCGAAGCACTGTAAGGATTCGTGCTGTTATACCTATCGTATTCATCATACTTGACACCGTTTGGTGCAGGGCCAAATACTTCATCAGTAGAGAAATACACGAATCTTTCTAGGTCTTCTTGCTTTCGAGCGAACTCAAGAATGTTACAAGTACCGACAACATTATCCATCACGAACTCCATAGGGTGATCGATACTGCGATCTACGTGAGATCCTGCTGCAAGGTGTGCGACGATTTCAACCGGACCAATATCAGCAATAATCTGAGGGTTCATTTCCGCCTTAAGATCGTGGAAAATGGTTCGAACTCTCTTACGCTCTTCTGCTGTACGATCTTGCAGNAGGTCATGCAGACGATTGAGATTACCACTATAATCTAGGCGATCAATGGTAACCACGTTCCAATCTGTGCGGATGAGTACTTGATTGATTAGATGGTGGGCAATAAAACCACCGCCACCAGTTATGAGAATTGTTTTAGCCATTTCGATTCCTTCATCAAAAACATTATATTGAATTTATTTATGTGTTGTCACCATCACGATATTTGATATCAGACTTATCAAAAGGCTTGATCCGATTACCATAATAATCGTGAGTTCCTGCTCGGTAATTTTTCTTGCGTTCATCTAGCATGAGAGTTGATTCCCACACGATTGCTGCCATGACCGCAAGAAAAATCATCATTAATACAAATTGTAATATAGCTATTAACATAATAAAAGATCCTGTGATAAAATTCTTGACCATTCTATCACAAGATCCATATGATGTCAACCTATTTTTTCTTTGCCATCAAAGCAACTGCTTTGTCATAATCAGCCTGAGACACTACACCTTCCTTGAGTAATTTCTCACGGTTGGCTAGATGCGCTGCTTGCGTCTCTTCTTTCGAACCACCATAATAAGGTACACAATGACCCTCGTCAGCCATAATTGCTGTCACTGCTCTCCAAGCATCATGTTTGGCATCATAGGCATCAAAATCACCTAAGACACGACCAAACTTACCCTTCATATCCTCACCATCTTTGGCGACCTGGGTCTTCAATACACAAGTCTTGCCGAGCAAAGACTTAAGTCGATTCTTGGCTGCAAGACCAAAAATCTTTTCTACCTTGTCACTTGTTCTTGATTCGGGTGTATCAATGCCCATGATGCGAACACGCTCATCAGACAAGACTACACCAAAACCAAGTTCAATATCTACATCAACAGTATCGCCGTCGACAACACGGTTAATCTTTGCTCTATATTCGTACATTGTGGTTCCTTTTTTATTATTAGAATATTTTACCTATTTATTCCTGCGGGAAGCCTTCTTGTACAAATACACCTATCGTACCGATTTGACCATCAGTAAGCTGCATGGCTTGTGGCCACATCATTTGCGACTGGGGACCTACTATCTCACCATTCTTATAGAGTGTGAGCTTGGTGATGATTTCATCAGCAGATTTGTAATAGAGAGAAGGGCCAATGGCACCCTCACCACGAGCTCCATGGCAGGCTGCACAGGTATTCCACAGTTGACGAATTTCATAGAAGCGATCTGCACTTGCAGGTAGTGCGAAAAGAATGCAAGTAAAAGCGATCAAATATTTCATAAAGGTTATCCTCATTTTGTATCATAAAAAACGCATGTGTATGTATGACGATTATCAGTCTCACCACACACCATGCAACGGTTTTGTTGCTCTTTATAATCAAACTGCCGGTGGTGTTTATCTTCCCATAAAGCGCGGTCGGTTAATTTCTTTTGNTCTTGGGTTGTATCAGTCATTTAAGTATTTCACGATTCTCTCGGCCAAATGTGCAAACCAAATCTCATCGCGTCCTCTTGTTGTCTCAGCGGCAGTGCCGATTCTTATACCAGACGTTTCCATAAAACTTCTAGGGTCGTTTGGTATTCCATTTTTGTTGACTGTAATCCGGCGACTCTCAAGTTTATCTGCCGCCTCTCTACCCGAATATTTGCTTTTACTTAAATCGAGTAGAATGATATGGCTGTCAGTACCGCCTGTAAGAATATCAAAACCAGATTCGGTAAAGACACCAGCCATGGCCTGTGCATTCTTAATTACCTGAGCTCCATATTTCTCAAAGTCGGTAGTAGAAGCTTCAACAAAAGCCTGAGCCTTAGCAGCAATAGTATTCATTAATGGACCACCCTGAGTACCAGGGAAGACAGAACTATTAATTCTTCTACTGTATGACTTATCGTTCCATAGAATGATACCACCACGAGGGCCACGTAATGTCTTGTGTGTCGTACTGGTAATCACATCGGCATATTCAACTGGACTGTCATATACACCAGCTGCAATCAGACCTGAATAATGTGCCATATCAACCATCAGCAGGGCTCCGACTTGATCGGCAATAAATCTAAATGCTTCCCAATCTATTTGTCGAGGGTAGGCTGACGCACCAGCGATAATCATTCTTGGTCTATAACTACATGCCAATTTCAAAACTTCTTCGTAGTTAATATAGCCATCTTCGTCCACACCATATGTCATTGCGTCATAGATTTTACCGGACATATTGACTGGAGCCCCGTGCGAGAGGTGGCCACCAGATGCAAGATCCATACCTAAGATTCTATCACCGGGTGTTAAGAATGCTTGAAAGACAGCCCCGTTAGCATTTGCACCAGAATGAGGTTGGACATTGGCAAATTGGCAACCATAGAGAGATTTGAGCTGTTCGATTGCAAATGTTTCAATCTCATCCATATGGTCACAGCCATTGTAATAGCGACGACCTGGGTAACCCTCAGCATATTTGTTTGTAAAGATTGAACCACATAGTGCCATTACCTCATCACTAGCAAAATTCTCACTCGCGATTAGCTCTATCGTAGTTTCTTGGCGTTTCATTTCATTACGCCATATTAAATCAATCTCGGGATGTAACAAGACTTGTATCCTCCATCATTAAATGTGTTTGAACCGCTTCGTGAAACTCTCTGTAATGGCCAATATATTTATCGTCCCACCATATGTGAGGTATCTTTTGCATGTCGACATGTTCTGAACGAAGCTGTTTGTAATACTTGGATAAGCCAATGTCTTTATATTCGTACGGGATTCCGTACTTCTTTGCAAGACTTACTGCATCATGGCAGAATCCACACTGCGCTGTGCCGTAAATTGTGATCATGCTTTAGGTTGCTTTTCTTCCCAATCATCAATAAACGATAACTTCTTTTCTTCACCCCAACCATCTGGTCCTTCGACGAGATATTTGTTATCAGTGTCGAAAATACCCAGTATTGTTTCGCGATCGACAAGTCCCTTGTCAACCGTGTGCTGACCTAGCCAAGATTGAGAAAACTCTTTCACTTGTTCAGCCTGCACACACTCTTCGAGCCACACTAATGCGGTCTCTTCGTCCAAGTCATGATCTTCGTTTAATTGTTGTAGTTTTTCAACTGGAATAACATATCTTTGTCTGAAGGTAGACACTACCGTTGCAACTGCATACTTGCCTTCAATTTCACTTTTCATAACCAAATCACCTTTTTAAATGAATAATAAACCTACGAAGAATCCTATATTGAGCCCTAATGAGCAGACTAATAGAAAATCCTTCGAAAAACTAGACTTCTCAAACGTTATTACTTGCCGATCGTCCACTACCCTGTAATGTACTTTGCTGTCTTCCATCCGATTTGATTAATACCCTTGTCCTGATATCAGATCCAAAGTCTCGAGCATAAACCGTTTTGCCACGGTCAGGTGACTCGTAGATTTTTGGTACGTTCGTATCTTTCATTTCAACAACTCCTTACATATTTTTGACATTATCTTGAATTCTTGCCCAGATATATTCTGCCTCTGGGAATTCGACCATCTCGTCCACTTGCATGTCGATATAGTCTAGCTCGTCTAACGAAGCTGTGGTCACCTCTAGTTTCCACATGTCAACAATTGCCTGACTAAATGCTGCGTTATTCAATGCTTGAGGGCCAAAAGCTCTCACGAGATCCTCCAGTGAATACTCACGTGGGGGTTGTTCATTTCTTCTATCCTTTTTGGCCATGTGCGGTATCTCCTTTCAACCAACCGATCTTTTCACCGGCTTTTACTCGACGATCATACTCTTCTACCGAACCTGGATATCTCCAAGCCCAGACTAGCCAGAAAAGCATGAATAAACCTATACTAATCGTAGCAACTAGCTTTAATTGTAAATAAAGAATCCAAGCAAGACTGAATAGACAGCAAGCCAACATCATATATTTAGCTTTTGTTGGATACACTCTTTTATTTGTCCAATTTTGCACATAAGGTCCAAATGTGGGATGTTCCCACACCCATTTTTCTAGTTTAGGTGAACTTTTACTAAAACACCATAACGCAAGGAGTAGAAAAGAAGTGGTCGGAATACCCGGCACGAGGGCTCCTATGTAAGCCATCCCTACCGACAATAATCCTGCTGCTCTCCATAAATTTCTACGTATGTTCATCAAATACTCCCTTCAAAGCTGTGACCAAGTCATGCATCATACCATCATCATGTAATGGGGTTGGTGTAATTCTCAATCGTTCTGTTCCCACATCTACAGTGGGGTAATTTATTGGTTGAATGTATAATCCATATTTATTTAACAAAGTATCGCTTATCGATTTACATTTCTTTGCATCACCCACCATAACGGGGACAATGTGTGTACATGCCGAATCGTGTATTTTCAATCCAGCATCTTTGATCATTTTCTTCAAAGTAGCAGCACGTTCTTGATGCTGTTCTCTTAGATTGTTATGATCTTTTAAATAACGTATTGACGCAATAGCTCCTGCACAAACGACAGGTGATGTTGATGTGGTGAAGATGAAGCCTGATGCGACTGATCGGATTGCATCAAGAACATCACTATCACCAGCAATATACCCACCGTGACAACCAAACGCCTTTCCAAGTGTTCCATTTACTATATCTACCCTCTCTTCACCTATTTTCTCACAATATCCAGCTCCTGTCAACCCATAAAGACCGACTGCGTGGACCTCATCAATATATGTGATCGCATTGTATTCTTCTGCCAGATCACAAATCTCCTTAATCGGTGCGACATCTCCATCCATACTATAGACCGACTCGAAGACGATGCAAGGTGTCTTACCTTCCATCTTGGCCCAATTTAAATAAAATTTGAGTTCACGTAGATCATTATGTTGCCAGACTTTTTTATCGGCACCACTGTGTCGAATGCCTTGGATCATGCTAGCATGATTNTTCGAATCACTTAGATAAACAAGATTGGGNATGATTTCTGCCAAGGCAACCAATGACCATTCATTGGCGACGTAGGCTGATGTGAATAAAACAGAAGATTCTTTTCCATGTAATTCTGCCAATTCTTTTTCCAAAGTTACATGAAAATGAGATGTTCCACCAATGTTACGTGTACCACCACTTCCAGCACCTGTCTTATCAAGAGCCGTATGCATGGCATCAATCACATATTGATTCTGACCCATACACAGATAATCATTTGAACACCAATTTACGATATTCTTCGGAGCGTATTTTCCGTACCAAGTTGCGTTGGGAAAATCACCCTTCGTTCTTACAATGTCATTAAAGACTCGATACTTACCTTCGTCTTTTAATGCTTTAATTACATTATTAAACGGTGTCTTGTCGATCATTAACTCTGTCCCAAATATTGTCGGCAGTAAACCGATAGGCCCCGATACATTCATACCGAGTCCATTTTTCAATTAAGCTCAGCATATACCCATTTTCTGCATTATACAGATAATATATATGCCCAACCTTTGGTACAAAATTGTATGTCGCACGATACACCATCTCTGTTTGTTTTGCTGCTTCTACCAACTCTTCGTATTCACGATTAAGTTGACTCAGCCTCTCTTCAAAATATTTACTGGCATTTGCTCCACGTTCTGTTTTGAAGAGGTCAGTGTCCGGCAACTGAATAGCCGGAGCACTGACATTCGAACCATAAGGTAGGAGCCCAGGGGCACTAGGCAGCGTACGCTTCATCCCAATTGCCCGATAAGCCAGCTACTTCATACTCTGTCACTCGATTCTCAAAGAAGTTAGTATGGTCTGCACCATTCAATACCCATTCGAGCCAAGAAAGTGGGTTGTCTTTTACCCTGAAGTTCGGTTTCATGCCTAATTGAATCAATCGACGATCTGTGATATATCGAATGTATTGCTTGACCTCTGCCATTTCAAGGCCTTCAGTTTCACCCATCTTATAGGCTAACTCGACAAATTTGTCTTCTAACTTAACTACCTGTCGAGACATTTCATAGATCTCAGCCTTGAATTCATCATCCACAATACGAGGATGTTCTTGGCAGAAAACCTTAAAGAGTTTAGAGTTGCCTTCTACGTGCATTGATTCATCACGGATAGACCATTCAACAACCTTGCCCATTCCTTTCATCTTACCGAATCGTTGGAAGTTCAGTAGCATTACGAATGATGCAAAAAGTGCGACACCTTCATTGAAGACAGATTTTGCAAGAGCAAGACCAAGACCACGAATGGTATTAACGTCTGCCTCCATCATGTATTCAATCTTATCAGCCATTTCTTTATACTCAAGAAACGCATGATATTCTTCATTTGAAAGACCTAGTGTCTCATTCAAAAGAGCATAGGCTCTCTGGTGAATACCTTCCCGAGCAGCAAACGATGAAAGCATATTGCGAACCTCGTTGTTCTTAAACTTGGGAATGAACTGATCAAAATAGTTTTGGCCAACAGCAACATCGCTTTGTGTAAAGAGGCGAAGAATGTTGGTGATGTATTCCTTTTCGACATCGGTGATCTTGCCACCCTTCCAATCGGATACATCTTCAGAGAGATCGAGCTCGTCTTCAATCCAATGAGCTTTTTCATGTCGAGTAGTGATGTCAATAGCCCATGGGTAATGAAAAGGCTTATATGTCTCAGAAAACTCCATCAAACCACCGGATGATTTCTTAATCAAAGTATCAGCGATTTTCATTAGATCATTATATGTTCCAATTTGCTTGTCGTCGATAAAGATTTGAGGTACCGACCGGACGTTTGGATATTTCTGGTAGAATGACATACGTTGCTCTTCGTCATCCAATTTAATTTCTGTGAAAGTAAAATTGTGTAGTTTAAACCATGCCATTGCCTTTTCACAGAACGGGCAAAATGATTTAGAGTAGATTACTACTTGCATTGAGGGATCCTTATAAAGATAGTTTATAATTTGTTTGTGAATGATGCTTCTCGTCTTGTTGTACTCTATTTACCCCTGGCATGCCACACACTCGTCTTGATTATCTTCCTTGCCATTTACAAAACTACCAGGAGTCACCAAGTTGTCTAGCTTCTCTCGCTCAACCTTTTGTGAGACGTTTTCAGCCCTGTTTGATGATTCTGTGCGAAGATAATATAAACCCTTGCAGCCCTGTTTCCAAGCTTGATAATGTACCTTATGGAGATAACCTTTGTCGGCTCCAGCAGGGAAGAATATATTCAAGGATTGTCCTTGACACAAATGTTCTTGTCGATCACCAGCCAATCGAATGAGCCACAACTGATCAAGTTCGATTGCTGTTTTAAATACATCTTTCACATGATCAGACAAGAAACGTAGATGTTGTACCGAGCCACCATTCGTAATAATTGATGACCAGATTTCATCGGTATTCTGACCCAGACGATCTAGTTCTGCTTCTAGGTATGGGTTCTTATTTAGATGTGATCCCACACGAGTACGAGATGTAAATGCATTGGCTTTCCAAGGCTCGATACTGGGTGATGTATCTACAATCATTGAAGAATTTGCATTCGGAGCAATTGCCAACATGTGAGCATTACGGCGACCCGTCCCCTTCATGTCTGGAGCTTCTCCTTTCTCTTTACCCATCAGCAGTGTAGCTTTTACGGCTCTTGTTTTCATCAATGAAAAAATCTCGTCATTCTTTTCTACTGCTTCTTGTGAAGCGAATGGGATCATATTCTTTTGAAAGTATGAGTGTAGACCCATGGCCCCAAGGCCGAGTGATCTCTCACGCTGGGCACTAAATCGAGCTCGGTGAATTTCATCACCAGCATGATCAATGAAAAATTGCAGTACATTGTCGAGATAGACTATAAGATCTTCGACCATCGTCGTATTTTTCCAGTCGTCGTATTTCTCTACATTGACTGAGGATAGACAACACACAGCAGTACGATCTTCACTAGTCACGAGGTGAATTTCATTGCATAGATTAGAACCACGAATCTTTAGACCGAGGTCTTGCTGAGACTGTGGTAGTGCTCTATTTGCAGTATCGATAAAGTTTAGGTAAGGTTCACCTGTTCGATATCGAGTTTCTAATAGATGTTCCCACAATTTACGAGCCTTGATTGTATCTCTCACTGAATCATCATCGGGATCAATCAAATCCCAATCCGCTCCGGCTTCAACAGCCTGCATGAATTTATCAGTTATATTCACAGCATGATGTAGGTTGAGATTCTTACGATTGACATCACCAGTTGGAATTCTCATGTTTGAAAATTCAATGATGTCTGGATGGTCACAGTCGATATAGGCTGCATAAGATCCCTTACGAGTTCTACCTTGACGATACGCAACCATATCTGCATCAACAGTGTGAAGAAATGGCATCGGACCGGGAGCCTTCTTTGATACAGCTCGAATATCGGACCAATGACCACCGACACCACCACCCTTGACTGACAACCACCGAAGCTCGGCACTATGGTCAATAAGACCCTCTAATGAATCTGGTACGTAAGTAAGAAAACACGAAATGGGTAACGCCTTTACAGGCTCACCTTCGATAGGAGCGTTTGAGAGAACTGGTGAAGCGAACATAAACCAACCCTTCGAAACGTAATCATAAATGCGTTGAGCAAGTTCTAAATCACCATAGGAATAAGCCACTGCTGCACGTGCAAATGCTTGTTGGGGAGTTTTCTCGTCTTCCCGACAGTAATAATCTTTCAACAACTTTGCTGACTGCTCCGATAGCAGTTTATTTCTTCTATTATCAATTCGGATACCTAGGTGATCCATGTCTGCTCCTTATTCTGTTACGTATTCTTTCGCTAGTGGAAAGATTCGATAAATTGCGGTTGCACAAGCCCGTGCAAGTTCCATATGTTCCTTTTGGGTACCATTATCACTACGTAATTCAATGTAGTGAATCCAAGACCGTATGGTACCATTGACATAGAGTCGCGACACTGTAAGACCTTCAGGCAGTACTGATCTGGCCTGTTCTTTTGCAATCCCATTTTCGATTGCCCATTTATAGGCTAGTTTGGCTTCATGAATAATACTCAATTGTTTCAGCTGCCAATCTTTTTTGAGTTCTGTGTCAGTTGTCGCGACACTATTTTGTCGGTTCTTCTCATCTTGTAAACGTGCTTCACGGACTACAAAGTCAAGATCCTCGGTGGGATCTGCATAACGTTGACTAAATTCTTGAAAACTAAAACTACGATGACGCAATAATTGTCGAGCTATATCACGTGTAGTTTCAATTTCAAAACATGCAGAGGCCATTTCAAATGGCGACCAATGTTTATGTTTTGCCAGATATCTAAGAAGTTTCTCACTTGTTTCAGTATTCATCTGATTGGTTGGGTTTGAAACCCTTGCACAGAATGCTATAAGATCCTGAATATTATCAAGACCTTCTTGTTTCGTGGCTATTGTCGGCTGGGAGTAGCTGATTAACCTTGCTTTCATTATCTAAGTCCTTCTCCATTGTTGTAATTTTAATTTTGCTTCAAGTCCGCTGTAGATGTTATCTTTAATAACATGTTGAACGTCGCTGAAACCTGCCAATATCATCTCGTTTATATCCTTACCTGGCACATTATGTGGCCATATACAAATCTTGTATCCCTGTTCTATAAGTTTTTCCATTCGTTTATGGATCTCCTTATTACGAGGTTCAGCATCAAAAACAAAGACAGCATTTTCTTTCACATTTTTAAGGGCTGATGTTCCACCATCCGCACCAGCCATTGCCACGGAATTGCGTATGAAAAAACTGTCAATAGCACCTTCAACCACGTAGTACTGTCTACTAAAATCAACTGTGTCTAAGCCAAAGATCTTAGGTCGGTCATCGAACATGATAGTAAGATAACGCACTCCCTTGGGATCAAAGCCTCGGGCAGATACACCAAAGACATTATTGTCTTTGTCTAAAAATGGTATAACCAATCGTGGCTCGTCTTTACCTACATTTTCGAATTTATTTGGGATGATCGAGTTGATCCATCCTTTGAATTTTGGTGCGTAGTAAAGACGATAGTGCTGATTCGGAGGAATCTGCCTCTGATTTATATATCCCTTGACTGGGTGATTCCACTGGAGTTGACTAACTTTTTTAATTGCTTTTAAAGGGTTATTTTTCTTAGTAAACTTCGGAGCAGCAGTTTTGAATTTGCTGTCGTCTGAGGTTGTAGTGATAGAGTTGTTTGCCTTTTTGATGAACTTCTCAGCGACATAATCATTGTACATCATCTGGTCTTGACCCTTCAGAAAGAAAGGGAACGACATGCTGGCACCACAGTTGTGGCAATAATAGAGAAGCCCATTATCTTTTTCTAGGAGCCAACCTCGGGATTTGGAGCGAGACTTTTGAGAGTCTCCGCAGATAGGACATCTGAAATTAATCTTGTACGGGTTGGTCGAACGGATCTTGAAATTTTCCAATCTTGCCGAAAGAAGCTGGGCATACTGGATATCAACAAAATCTAGCATAATCTAAAGCCTATAAGGTTTAATTCATAGAGCCATTATAATACAAACTCATATGATTGTCAACCGATTTATTACATAAATCTTTCTAGGCCGATGAATGCAACTGCAGCACCCAGACCCATCATGTAATACTTCCAGTTCTCAAGTGTTCGGAGTCGCTCACCGTGTTCATCCAATGTTTTAGTGACCTCTTTCGCGACCTTATCAATCTTTTCAATGACTACTGTATCATGCTTTGTGCGATTCTTGGCTGTATGTTCTGCCAGACGCTTGTGGTCTTCACGAGAAGAGTCTCTGTACTCATCAAGTTTCTTGTGTACTGCTACCACACGACTTTCATCCTCTTTGCGATGACTCTCAATACGATCCTCAAGATCGTCTAATCTTTCGCCTGCAATTCTGAGGACTTCTTCTTGTACTGCCGTCATTTTTGATACATCAACCAGCGATTCCATGCTGCTCTCAACGCGACCAAAGAATTTCTCAATCTGCTTAATGTCTTTTTTAATGAGTGCGATATCTGTGTTTATATCGTCTGCCACATTAATACCTCTTAAGTAAGCACGTGCAGGTAAGTCTGCATTGCCAACTATTTATTAGGATAATGACTTGTGATGATAGAATTATAACACCTGAGGAGGTTATTGTCAACTATTTTTCGGTGTGAAATATATCATAAATTCTGGTGGGAGTTTGCCGTATCGATCTTGAAGGTTATCGGCCAGTACGAAGCCATCATTCCAGATGTCCTTTTTGATACTGTTGTATTGGTATTGAACACGATCCTCTTCCCAATACCTTTTGAGAAATTCATCGCGAAACTTACGAAACTCATTCGAGCCAGTTTCACCAAACGTGTCTGTGTGTCTTCTATGTACTTCTAAAGCAATAAAATCTACATTCTCATAAATCCAGTCTAAATTTTCTTTGGTGAGAATGTCGTATTCACCACCTTCACAATCAATCTTCAAGTAATCGATGTGGTCAATATTATAGTAATCAATGAATTCTGCAAACGTAAGCTTTCGATATTCTCCAGCCTCTTCTTCATTATAAATGTAATTTACATGATCCGCCTGATTCATGATAGCTGCGTGAACTGGTACAATGGGTGATTCCTTTGCATTGATCACATAATCGCGGACATTGTTCATAGCTGTCTCTAGCAGACCCCTATTGGGTTCTATCATGTAAACTTTACTTGCTCCCTCATCAAGAGCCATAGCAGTAAACATACCAATACACGAGCCTATATCAACACACACATCGCCCGGTTCTACCTGATGCCACCAACTGTATGTCATATCCCAAAAGAATTCTTTACGCATATTGGCGACATGGTCCATACAAAGAGAACCAGTGTCCATATTTTTGTGAAGTGCATGGTGATTCACATAATCCATAATATAAAAACCAAATTGTTAAGGTGTGGGAGTTTCTTCTTGCTCTTCTTCGGCTTTAGGCTTCTTGACTGTGACCTCTTTATAGTACACAATCACCTCACCAAGTTCACGAATGTATCGACGAAGCTCTTGAATATTACCAGACATCAATTCATAATCTTTAATAGTAGACGCAATAAAGAGGACGTCGCCTCCAGTAGCAATCTTAATATCCGACATGAATTTATCTAGGTAAGTATATCCGGCGGGCCAGTCTGGATTTTCTTTGTCTTCCTGAGCACAGACCTTAGGTCTACGCGTCTTAGGTGNGCCATCTTCTGTAAGTTCTGGCTCACCTGCCTCATCTAATCGAGGTACCTGCTTACATAGATTAGGCACTACGGCTTCTGAGACTACATACCACTGTGGACTCTCCAGACTGAGTGGTCGTGGCATTGTTGGCTGAATGATTTCAATCTCTACAGGCTTTGATACGACCTGAATTACCTTCTCTGGTTCTGCACCAATTCCCCATTTACCAAGAACTGAACAACCACTAATCAGGCTTATAGTCGTTAAGATCAGCAATGTTCTTGCTATCATTCTCTATCTCCTCAAAAATCTTTTTTGTCGCTTTATTAGTTCGATTCGTTATCAGACCTGGCTTGGCAAGAGCAAGTTTATCCAGATTGTGACGAGCAAAGATTGCCATATAACGATCTTTCTCTGCATTAATTTCAGAATTCTTTTGCGACAGGTTTGTAAGGGCTGCAGCTTGTGTCTCAAATGCCTCTTTCATGGCACCCATTGCAGCCTTCTGTTCTTCGACTGCGAATTCCATCTTTTCGACATTACCCTTTAGAACTAGATTATTGGCCTCGAGAATTTGGTTTTGTTGATAGAACCAACCAGCTGCACCACCCAAAGCCATTATAATTACAAATAATATTTGATACATTATTCTTCCTCAATCCGATAATTCAGGCCACCGTTTGCCTTAATATTAACAATTTTCTTTTCGGCAGTAACGAAGCTGAGTTCCTTCCAAGTAGATTTGATCACCTTGGGTACATGTTCATAAACAACATCGTCTAGGTTACCAAACTTAGAGTCATACGAGACCGTGACCTTAAACGTAGGTTTCGCAGTCCACGATTTCCATGACCATACTATCGCTTTAAACGGGGCGGTAGCGATTACTACCAACCCCGTCCAAATTTTCTTAAAGAAAGTGCTAACCCAAGGGTATAACTTATTCATAATCAAAGACCAAAATTATTTCTTCTTTTTGGACTCTTCTTTTTCTTCTTCGTCCTCATCAGACTCGTCTTCAGCTTCATCTTCTTCAGCTTCGTCCTCGTCCTTTTCTTCTTCTTCCTCGTCGTCCATCTCAGCCTTCATTTTGGCATTGACTTTCTCCTCAAGGGCAGCAGAGATGCGAGTGCGGACTTCCTCTTCGAAAGCCTCTTTCATTTGAACTGGGTTCTCAGCGAGAGCCTCAGCAATAATTTTTTCAACGGACATGATTTTCTCCTTTAGATTTATATTAAACTAACTTATTATTTATACAGCTTCTAATCTTTCCATGAGTCTATTGGCACGAGGACCAACTTGACGAGCCCAGAGAGAATCTAATCCTTCTGGAGCTGCACCGGCATAATCGCCTTCAATAAGCTTTGCGTTAAAATTCTTAAATTTACTTAGACGTGGTCGTCCAAGATTGAACAGCATGTTGACGAGAACCTCTTGTACTTCGCCTGGGAATCCTTCCCAGTCATCTCCGTATAGAGTAACACACTCATCAATTGCGATGTTAAGGTCACGTTCAAAGCATTCTCGAACTCTTTCTTCAGTAACAGGAGTTCCGACATCTTGTCCATGTTCCGGGTCGGACTCGAGTACCAAGTGGCCCACTCCGAAAGTAGGATATCCAAGGTGATCTTCGTAGATTTCATATACTACACCTTCATCGATTTTAAGTTGTTCAAATACGGATTCTCTGTTCATTTTATTTCCTTTGCGGTTTCTTTGAACGATTTCAACGTTCTTTTCTTATGTCTTTTTTGTGCTGCCTTGGACATGTGATTGCCATCCATACCAGCGATATTACCACTACCTACGTTATTAGCAGGAGCCTCTTCATCTTTTGTCGCTTCTTCTAACTCTACGTAGTTCAGATACCACTCTTCAAAACCTTCACATGCCAAATTTAAATCTTCGTCGGTATGGCTCTCGTTCAAGACATTTTCGTCTGAGAATGTTTTGTATTCTTTGATGAGCCACAATGCAGCTGCATAAGACCCAAGACGCGATGAACCGCCTGGCAATTTTGCCAAGAGCTTTTTGATGTTGAGTATCATCTGATCAAACACACCGAAGGCCTGTCGTTGAGCCTTTTTGGTGAATTGTTTACGCTTAATCAGGATGTTACCTTGATCATCAATAATTCCCTGTTCGAAAGCAGGCCAGTTATTGTATGGAGTAACCAACTTACGAATGAATTGAAAGACTAAAAATAAGTCTACGACCATGTTAGATCCCTATCAGCGTATCTACTATTTTTTGATCAGACGAGATACTGTCAGCATTAATTTGAAGTTCTTCGTACATCACAATCCTTGGCATGTAATTAAGGTATACCACAAATGGTTTTAAATATTCATGAAACTCTTTTAGTTTCATAAACAGCATATTTGTAGCAGCCGGGCCAAATACATTATACAACACAATTAAATGATTTAGAATCAACCTTTCTTTTAACTCATCCTCGTGTCTGTAACGACCAAAGAGTTTTCTGAGATATTGAAATCGCTTCAAATCCTCTTCGAACTCGGTCATCTCAGTACACTGAGGGTTGTCGTAATGCTTCATAGCATATAGCAGAAAGGTTGATTCTGTCAAATTCATAATAAAGAAAAAACTTTTTTAATCAGCAACAATAGCGTCGTCAGTCACACCTGTAACACCAAGGTCACCAGCATCACCAGAAGATACCTTAAATACACAAAGTGGCTCTGCCTTGTGACGGGTATTACCATTTTGATCGGTATAAGTGTGATACAAGTTCCAACCAGGCGTGTTGAGACCTTTTGCACGGTTACCCGCAACTTGTGCCTCAGTTACGTCGACTAATACTGCATTATCAATGTCATTGGACTTATTAGTATTGTTGGCATCATCTTCAAGCCACTTAGGTGCGCCTGCAAGATTATCCGTTTTTGCCCATAGTGCCATTGTTATTCTCCTTTATGTACTTGGGTTTGGTTTACTATCTATGATTCTTTTTTGGCCGGAGCCTTCTTCTTAGGAGCTGCTTTCTTTTTAGGAGCTGCTTTCTTCTTAGGTGCAGCTTTCTTAGGTGCAGGCTTCTCTTGCACGGGAGGGGTAGCAGGAACAACAGGTTCCCTAGGATCATCCGTCCCAAAGCATCGTTTAAACAGATCTGTCAAAAGTGCAATCATTGTATAACTCCTTAATACTTTTTACTGGCGCGTATTGCCT